CCGGTTCTGCCGGACTTCCGGCCTGGACCGGGGCAGGTCAGGGCGCACGGGGCGGTACGTTGTCGGGTTCAGCCAGATGGGAAGGCGAGGTTTTACTTCGCCCCTCCGCGCTGGTTGCAGTTCCTGTTGGACCCCTGGGCTCGGGAGTTATACTCCCAGCTTAGGAGGATCCCTCAGGACTTTACTTACAACCAGGCGGCGGGGGCGGAGCGTGTCGCGGAGTGGTTGAGGTCGGGGAAGACCGTTTGGTCTTTCGACCTTAGCTCCGCGACGGACCTCTTCCCCCTTCCGGTCACCCGGACGGTCTTGTGGTCCCTATCTTCGGATAGGAACCGACCGTGGGTCGACCTCTTTTGCTGGATCTCGAGGCTCCCAGCTCGGACGGCCTACCCTGGGGCCGGCTCAGAGGTGGTTAAGTGGCGATGTGGACAGCCCCTTGGGACTGTTCCCTCATTCGCCGCTTTCGCCCTCAGTCACCATGCGGTGGTGAGGGCCCTCTGGGCTCGGTTAGGAGGCGATCCCCGGTCGGCCCCCTACTGCATCGTAGGGGACGACCTAGTGATCGCTGACCCGAGGTTGGCGGAGGCCTACCGAGAGTGCTCCGCCCTGTTAGGGCTAGAGATCTCGGAGCCGAAGTCCCTCGCAGGGGGGCTGGGTGAGTTTGTGGGGAGGCTCATTGCCCCAGATGGTATTGGGTTCAAGCTAAAAGCCCCTCCGGGGCTTGACGCGAGAACCCTGGCGGCGTACCTGTCCCTTATCGGGACTCGGGCGCTGCGCGTCTGGGAGCAATCTCTACTGAGGGACGTGATCGCCCTGATCCCAAGGGATGGCTACCCGGGGTGCAACCCGGGTGGCCTACCTCGGGAAGCGGTAGATCAATTCCTGGTAGAGTACTTCTCTCGTGAGAGGGAAGTAGAGCCTCCTCGGGCCTACGCGGTTGACCCAGATCATACTGTCGAAGCCCGACTCGGGCCTCTTTACAGTATGTCCCTGGTTCTCCCGCGTGACCCGACCACCACCGAGTTGGAGCCGCGAGGCTCCGCTAAGAGCGGGCCGGGCGGGGCTCCGGAACCTTCCCCTTACGGGGAACGGATCCCGGGCTCCGACCGTTCCCCCGGCTGGCTCCGCCGCGTGCGTGAGGCGATCCACGCTTCTGGGATAGCCCAGGTGTGGCGTCTCATCCGCAGCGGCAGATGGAGCCGGCGTGGTGGCGGC